TAAGCCGGGCGGGCGGGCGTGCGCGGCACCTGTCGGACCAAGGCCCGACCTTGGCTACAGGGTTGGACAAGGAGCAACCGTCCGCCGTAAAACACCAAATGGGTAAATTAGGCTTGACAGCGTCACGCTGCTCTGGCACATAACGGGAACGCTGAAGAATTGCGAGTCGGGCGGGGCGCCTCGGTGAGAGCCGGGCGGCCCTCCGCCCGCGCCTGGCACTCGCGCGTCGGTGAGCCGCCGCGCGGGCCGGGGTCGCGCTTCGGCGGGTTCGTCGCGGATGGGGTTGGCGCGGCGGGCGGTCGGCGGGCCGGTGCGGTGGGGGTGGGGCGCCCCGATCGCGCCGGCCCGTTTTTCCTGGGGGGAGAGAAACAATGGCGGAATCGATCAAGCTGCCGCGTGGCGGCCATGGCGCGTCGCGGGTTTTGACGAGGCGCAAGCGCGAGTTGTTCCTGGAGGAGCTGGCGATGACCAGCAACGTGCAGCACGCCTGTCGCGTCGCCGGGATCGATCACAGCTCGACCTACAAGTTCCGCGCCCGCGACCCCGAATTCGCGCAACGCTGGGCCGACGCGATCGACCAGGGCTATGACCATCTGGAAGCGGCGCTGTTGCTGGAGGCGCGCGGCAATGCCGCGACCGGCGCGGGCGATGGGGAACAGGCGCGCCCGTTCGACCCGGTGCTGGCGTTCCGGCTGATGACGCGTCGGCGCAAGGCGGATGCGCAGGGGCGACGCGCGCCCGCCCGCCTGAAGCAGCCCGACGCGCACGCGGTGCTGCTGGCGCTGGAAAAGAAGCTGACGGCGATGGAGAAGCAGCTGGAGCGCAAGCGGTGAGGGCGGGCAGGGGCCGGCGGGCCACGCTCGATCCGGCCGCGTTGCGCGCCCGGCTGATGGCGCTGCCCGCGGCCGAGCGCATGACCGTGGTGCGCCGGCTGAGCGTCGTGGAGCGGCGCGGGCTGAACGAGCTGTGGCCGTTCTGGGCGCTCAAGGGCCAGCGCGAGCCGGCGAGCGGCTGGCGGGTATGGGTGATGCAGGCGGGGCGTGGCTATGGCAAGACGCGCACGGGCGCGGAATGGGTGAGCGCGATCGCCCGGCAATGCCCGGGCGCGCGCATCGCGCTGGTCGCGGCGACCATCGACGAGGCGCGGCGCGTGATGGTGGAGGGCGACAGCGGCATCCTGTCCGTCGCGCGCGGCCATGAGCCGATCATCTGGCGGCGCGACCGCAACGAGCTGGCCTTTGCGTCCGGCGCGCAGGCCTATCTCTATGGCGCGGGTGCGCCGGAGTCGCTGCGCGGGCCGCAGCATGACGCGGCCTGGTGCGACGAGCTGGCCAAGTGGCGCTATGGCGAGGCCGCCTGGAACAACCTGCTGCTCGGCCTGCGGCTGGGGGTGCAGCCGCGCGTGCTGGTGACGACGACGCCACGGCCGGTGGCGCTGATGCGCAAGGTGATCGCGCTGAAGGACAGCGTCGTGACCGGCGGGCGGACGCGGGACAATCCGCACGTGGCCGCCAGCTTCGTCGCCGCGGTCGAGGATCAATATGCCGGCACGCGGCTGGGGCGGCAGGAGCTCGACGGCGAACTGATCGAGGATCACGACGGCGCGCTGTGGACGCGCGCGCTGCTCGACCGGTGCACGGTGGCCGACGTGCCGGCGCTGGTGCGCGTGGTGGTGGGCGTCGACCCGCCGGCGAGCGCGGGCGGGGACGCGTGCGGCATCGTCGCGGTCGGGGTGGACGGCGACGGCATCGCCTACGTGCTGGAGGATGCGAGCGTCGCCGGGCTGTCGCCCGACGGCTGGGCGCGCGCGGTGGCGGAGTGCGCGGCGCGGCATGACGCGGACCGGGTGGTGGCGGAAAAGAACCAGGGCGGCGACATGGTGGAGACCGTGCTGCGCGGGGCGGAGACCGCGCTGCCGGTGCGGCTGGTCCATGCCTCGCGCGGCAAACTCGCGCGGGCCGAGCCGGTGATGGCGGAATATGAGCGCGGGCGGGTGAAGCATGTCCGCGGGCGCGCAGGGGAAAAGGGACTGACGGCGCTGGAGGACGAGCTGTGCGGGCTGGTGGTCGGCGGCGTCTATGCCGGGCCGGGCCGCTCGCCCGACCGCGCCGACGCGCTGGTGTGGGCGGTGACGGAGCTGCTGTTGCGCCGACGGCGCGGGGTGGCGAGCGTGCGGGCGGTTTAGGAGTTCAGCGGAAGGCGTGGAGAAGAAGGGGGAATGCAGAGAAGACGCAAAGGCGCGAAGAGTGCGTACCCGGCGGCGTCAGCGGTTCTTGCCAACAGCGATCGCGTATTGAGCGCTGACGCGCGCGAGTAGCGCACCGTGCCGCTGCGCGAACGGTCTGCGTCTTCGCGAGTTCGCGCCTTCTCTGAACCATCTGCGACTCGCCAACCAGACAGGAGATGAAAACATGAAACTGTTCGGGTGGCGGCGCGAGGCGTCGCGGCCGGCCTTGTCGCGTGCGGGTGCGGTCAGCGTGGGCGAGTGGCCGCCGTCGTACGAGGCGCAGGTGCGCGGCGGTTATGCCGGCAACGCCTATGCGCAGCGCGCGGTGCGGCTGGTCGCGGATGCGGTCGCGGGCGCGCCGGTGGAGGCGTCGGAGCCGGCGCTGCTGCGGCTGGTGCAGGGCGCGGGCGTCGGCGTGCTGGCGGCGGTGGCGACGCAGCTGCAGCTGCATGGCAACGCGTATGTCCAGGTGCTGCGCGGGCCGGACCCCGGCTCGGTGGCCGGGGCAGGCGACCAGGCTGCGGCCTTGTATCCGCTGCGGCCGGAGCGGGTGACGGTGGAGCCGGACGCGAGCGGCTGGCCGGCGGCGTACCGGTACACGGTCGGCGGACGGGTGCAGCGGCTGAGCGCGGACGGGCCGCGGCCCGACGTGGTGCATCTCAAGAGCTTTCACCCGCTCGACGACCATTATGGGCTGGGGTGCCTGGGCGCGGCGGCGAACGCGATCGCGGTGCACAATGCGGCGGGCGTGTGGAACAAGGCGCTGCTCGACAACGCCGCGCGGCCGTCCGGCGCCTTGGTGTACGAACCGGGCGACGGATCGACGCTGACGCCAGAGCAATTCAGCCGGCTGCGAACCGAAATGGAACAGGGGTTCGCCGGCGCCGGCCAGGCGGGGCGGCCGATGCTGCTGGAAGGTGGGCTGAAGTGGCAGGCCTTGTCGCTGACGCCCGCCGACATGGATTTCGTCGGGCTGAAGGCGGCGGCGGCGCGCGAGATCGCGCTGGCGTTCGGGGTGCCGCCGATGCTGCTGGGGCTGCCCGGAGACTCGACGCACGCCAACTACAAGGAGGCGAACCGCGCCTTGTGGCGGCTGACGGTGCTGCCGCTGGCGGGCGCGATCCTGGACGGGTTGGCGCAGGGGCTGGCGGGATGGTTCGCCGACCCGTGGCTGCGCGTCGACCCCGATCGCGTGCCCGCGCTGAGCGAGGATCGCGAGCGGCTGTGGGCGAGCGTGACCGCGGCGGATTTCATCACGCGCGAGGAGAAGCGCGCCATGCTGGGGTGGGGCGATGAATAGTATCGGTTTGTCGGCGACGCCCACGGGGACGGTGCTGGCGCAATTGCTCGCGCAAGGGGCGCAGGGGGGAACCGATCTGGTGACGCTGCGCGCGATCGCGGAGGAGGCGGGCGAGCTCGGCGCGACGCGGGCGCTGACCCGCCTGGGGCTGGCGGACGCCGGCGCGGAGAAGGACCTGGCCGAGCTGCGCGAGCTGATCGCGGCGTGGCGCGACGCCAAGCGGTCGGCGTGGCGGGCGGCGTTAGGGTGGCTGGCGCGGCTGTTCACGGCGCTGCTGCTGGTCGGGCTGGCGGTGAAGCTGGGGTTCGGCGCGTGGCTGAAGTGACATTCGCGGGATACGCGGCGCTGTGGGACCGGGTGGACCGGGCCGGCGACGTGTTCCGGCGCGGCGCTTTCGCTTCCGGTGAGGTGGCGCTGCTGCGCGGTCATCGGGGCGAGCCGATCGGGCGCGTCGCCGTGCGCGAAGATGAGCGCGGGCTGTTGGTCGAGGGCGCGGGCGACGGCGTGCGGGTCGGGGACGGGCTGTCGGTCGGGTTCCGCGCGCTGCGGACGCGGCAGGGCGCGCGGCGCGAGATCCTCAGCGTCGCGCTGGTCGAGGTCAGCGTGGTCCAGGTGCCGATGCAGCCGGGCGCGCGCGTCGAGCGGGTTTTCAACGAGGGAGAATGAACATGGACGTGATCGACAGGCCGGTGCTCAGCGGAGCACCGGAAGGGGAGCGCGCGTCGGCGTTCCAGGGGTTCGTGCGGACCGGGCAGACGCTGGAGCTGAAGGCGTTCACCGGCGTCAGCGGCGACGCGGGCGGCTATGCGGTGCCGCGCGAGATCGATGCGGCGATCGACCGGGCGCTGACCAGCATCTCGCCCATCCGACGCATCGCCAATGTGGTGAAGGTGGGGTCGGCCGGGTACCGCAAGCTGGTGACGACCGGCGGCACGCCGTCGGGCTGGGCGGCGGAGACGGAGGCGCGGCCGGGAACGGCGACGCCGGTGTTCCAGGAGATCGCGCCGCCGTCGGGCGAGCTCTACGCCAACCCGTCCGCGAGCCAGGCGATGCTCGACGACGCCGCGTTCGACGTCGAGGCGTGGCTGGCGGACGAGATCGCGACCGAGTTTGCGCGTGCCGAAGGGGCGGCGTTCGTCAACGGTTCGGGCGTGAACCGGCCCAAGGGCTTTCTCACCAATCCGGTGAGCGCGGCGAGTGACGCGTCGCGGCCGTTCGGGACGCTGCAATATCTGCCGAGCGGCGCGGCGGGCGACTTCGCGGCCAATCCGCAGGAGCGGCTGATCGATCTGGTCCAGTCGCTGCGCGCGCCGTACCGGCAGGGCGCGAGCTTCGTGATGAACGCCGCGACGGTGGCGCGGATCCGCAAGTTCAAGACCAGCGACGGTGCGTTCATCTGGCAGCCGGGGCTGGTCGCGGGGCAGCCGGCGACGCTGCTCGGCTATCCGGTGGTGAAGGCCGAGGACATGCCCGACATCGCGGCGGGCGCGCTGGCGGTGGCGTTCGGCAACTTCCGGCTCGGCTATCTGATCGCGGAGCGGAGCGAGACCGCGATCCTGCGCGATCCGTACTCGAACAAGCCGTTCGTGGGGTTCTATGCGACCAAGCGGATCGGCGGGTGCGTGGTGAATGGGGAGGCGGTGAAGCTGCTGCGGATGAGCGCGAGCTAGGCTCGCGATCACGCACCGCGGTTAG